TTTAGTTTATATTAATGGGATTCTAGAAACTTTTAGAATAATTTGGGAAAAATATTGTAGTGAAGATATATTAATTGATAATGATGGTGGAGAATGGAGTATTCCAATAAAAGAATTAATGGTAAATATTTATGACGAATATGATAATATAATTACAACAAAAAATGTAGATAAACTTTATAGAGAAAAAGTAAATACAATATTAAAAGAGATTATTTTAGAAAATGGACAAATAATAAAAATAACACAATCACATAAGTTACTTGTATCTGGAAATTGGACAAATAAATTTAAAGAGGGTGATATGATAGCTACCCCACAAATTTTATATAATCATACTGATATGTGTAAATTAATTGTTACTGAAGAGTTAGCTCAGCTCTTAGCTTTATTAGTGACTGATGGATCAAATAGAATTGAATTAAATGTAAAGAATGAAATAATTGATAAAATTAATTTAGTTGCTAAACAATATAATGTTCAAATTGAACAATTTAAAAATTTTTTAGAACAATATGGATATAATTGGAATGTAAAAAAAATACCAAATTTTATCATGAATTCTTCATTAAAAATCATTAAAATATTTCTAAAAAATTGTTTTGATATTAAAGCATGTATTAATAATAATAGTAAATGTATCGAAATATCATCATCATATATTGTAATACAACAATTTTTTCATTTATTAAAATTATTTAGAATCAATTCTCAAATTAAAAAGAACAAAATAGATAATACTTATTTATTATGTATATCTGATTATAATTTAGTGTTGTATAAAAATGTAATTGGATTTAATGTGTATGATAAAATGAGAATATTAGAAGAAATTGTTAACTCTATGAATGATGTTTATAATATAAATGATGATATACAATATATTAAAATTAAAAAAATAAATTATATTAGATATGATGATTATGTATATGATATTGAAGTTAATAAATATCATAATTATGTTGCTAATGGTATTTTAGCACATAATACTTGTGCTGGTATATCAATTGCAGAAAAGTTCAAACCAATGATACAAAAATATAATTCTAAGATATATGTTTTAGTTTCTGGACCATTAATAAAAGAAAATTGGAAAAGAGAATTATTATTATGTACTGGAGAAACATATTTAAATAAGCATGATGCTTCTATTTATATAGATGAACAAGAACAAGATAGAATAAAGAAAAATGCATTAAATATAGCTTTACAATTTTATAGATTTATGAGTTATAGGAGTTTTTATAAAAAAGTATTGGGTGAAAAAATAGTAGAAAAAGTAAAAACAAAAGATAATAAAATTAGAGTTGCATATCGTAAAACTAAAGAAGGTAAATTTGAGAGGGATATTGCATTAGATAGGATATATAATTTAGATAATAGTTTAATTGTTGTTGATGAAGCACATAACTTAACTGGTAATGCATATGGTGAAGCATTATTGAAGATAATAAGAAATTCAAAAAATCTTAAAATAGTTCTTTTAACTGCAACACCAATGAAAAATTTGGCAGATAATATTATTGAATTATTTAATTTAATAAGACCACAAAATAATCCAATGGAAAGAGATAAAATATTTTCTAGTCATAAAAATCACGAAATGAAATTTAAACCAGGTGGAATTGAATATTTAAAAAAAATGGCAAAAGGTTATGTGTCATATTTACGTGGAGCAGATCCTATAACATTTGCAAAAAGAATTGAAGTTGGTGTTATTCCAAAAGGATTATTATTTACTAAAGTAGTACAATGTAAAATGTTATCATTTCAAAGAAAAGTATATGATATTGCTGTTAAAATAGCAGATGATAGTCTTGATAGAAAATCAGAAGCAGTAGCTAATTTTGTATTTCCTGGATTATCTCAAGATAAAAAGAATGTTATAGGATATTATGCTAGGGATGGTATAAATATAGTTAAGAATCAATTAAGACTATATTACGAATTATTGAACAAAAAAATAGCGACTGAAATATTAGGATATGATAAAGTTGAAGTAGAAGATTTAATATATATATCAGAAGATCAGAGAACAATAACAGGTAGAATGTTAAAAGAAGAAAATTTAAAATATTTTTCGATTAAGTTTTATAAAGCTTTTAAAAATCTTAAAAAATTAGTATGGGGTAAAAAAGGATCTAGGACTGCATTTGTTTATTCAAATTTAGTAAAAGTAGGAATTGAAGTATTTCAACAGATATTATTACAAAATGGTTATTTAGAATATGATGAAAATACTGTTAATTATAAAATAAATCAAAATACAATATGTTATTTTTGTGGAAGAACATATCAAGATCATCAACAAGGAAAATTAGTTAAAAAATTGAATCAAAAGGATATATCTAAAACAGAACCTCCTGTACATGATTATTATCCAGCTACATTTTTAACAATTACTGGTAAAAGTTCTGAAGAAGTAGCTGATATAATTCCAGAAGATAAAAAAAATATACTAGATAACATATTTAGTAATATGGATAATCGGGAAGGAAAATATATAAAATTTGTATTAGGTTCTAAAGTAATGAGTGAAGCAATATCACTTAGAAATGTAACAGAAGTACATATATTAGATGTTTATTATAATCTTGGAAAAGTAGATCAAGTTATTGGAAGAGCAATTCGTCATTGTTCTCATTATCAATTAATATCTAATGAAAATAAATTTCCAGAAGTGAAAGTATATAAATATGCAATAACTTTAGAAGATAAATTATCAACCGAAGAAGAACTTTATAAAAAAGCAGAACAGAAATATTTACTAATTAAAAAAGTAGAAAGGGCATTAAAAGAAATAGCTATAGATTGTCCATTAAATCGTAATGGAAATATATTTCCTGAAGAATTAGATAAATTTAAGGATTGTGTTAAACCTGGAATACAAGCGAAAGAAGGACAATTATTATGTCCTAGTAAATGTGATTATACACATTGTAATTATAAATGTGATGATCCAAAATTGAACACAAAATATTATGATCCAGAGAATAATGTTTACAAACGAGTATTAAAAGAAGAATTAGATTATTCTACATTTACTAGTGAATTAGCTAGAAATGAAATAGATATAATTAAAGATAAAATAAAAGAAATGTACCGAATAAAATATGTATATACTTTAGATGAAATAACTAAATATATTAAAAATTCTTATAAAGACGATAAACAGTATTTATTTTCCGATTTTTTTGTTTATAGAGCTTTAGATGAATTGATCCCAATTACTGAAAATGATTTTAATAATTTTAAAGATACAATTTTTGATAAATTTAATAGAATGGGATATATTATATATATTGATAAGTATTATATTTTCCAACAATTTGATCAAAATGAAGATGTTCCAATGTATTATAGATCAACATATAATAATTTTGAAAAACATAAATTAACATTATATAATTATATCAAAAATACAGCAAAATTTAAAGAATTAAAAGGTGTAAGAAGTAAAATGGAAAAGGAAAAAATAACAAGTTTGCCTGCATTATCTTATGATTTTGAGAGTATATTAGAATACTATGATAATCGTCCTGAATTTAAATATGTTGGTATTATTGATAAAGAATCTGCCAGAAGAAAAACAAAAAGACCAGAAGAATTACAAGATGTATTCAAAATTAGAGAAAGAAGAGATAAGATACTAGAAAAGAAAAGAGGAACTGGTATACCTAGTTTTTTTGGTGCAGTATGTGATACAAGTAAAAGTAGAAAATATTTAGAAAATATATCTAAAGATTTAGATTTAAAGTTTGAAGGAAAAGAAACTAGAGTTAGTATATGTGAACATATTAAAAATCGTATGTTATTTTTAGAAAAATATAGTACTGGTAAAAATAAAATGACTTATATAATGATTCCAAAAAATCATCCAACAATACAATTTCCATTAAATTTAGAAGATAGATTAAAATATATTATTAATAAAATTAAAGATACAATAAAGTTTAAATTAAATATAGATACCAAAAAAATTAAAAAGAAACTTAAAGGTGAAAATATAATAGAATATCAAATAATTATAAAACAAAATGAACAAATAAATAAATTTAAAAAATTATTTGATGAACTTGGATTTAAAGAAATAAAAGATAAATTTGTATGTGATATTAATTAGAATGAATAATAGAAAAGTTAATATATCGATAATATCTGGTATAATATATTGATGAAATAATAAAATTGATAAATATATGTATTAAAGATATAGTAATAATTTTAGATAAAAATGTCAAATATAGTTAGTCCATATAAAAACACCGTATTATATACTACGGTAACTTTACGAGCAGATCAAATGGATAATAAGATATATATAAATCTTAAAAGAAATTTAGAAGATAAAGTATATAACAGATGTTATAAGGATTATGGATATATTGTTGATATTTTTAAAATAGATGATTATAATGATGGAGTAATTGAAGCAGAGAATCCATTTGCGTCTGCAATATTTGATGTAACATTTTCATGTAGGATATGTAGACCAGTGAAAAACACACAAATTATTTGTAAAATAAATAGAATTAATAAAATCTTAGCAACTCTAGAGAATGGACCGATATTAGTTATAATAACTAATGATAGAATTAATGATAAAGTATTTTTTATTGATAATAATAATAATTTGAGATATCGAAAAGATAATATATCATATGTTCTTAAAGAAAATGATTTTGTCATAGTAACAATAAAATCTTTTATTTTTCATAATACTGATACTAAAATGAAAACAATTGGATTTTTAGATGATATTGCATCAAAAGAAGATATTGAAAATTTTTATGAAGATATTTATTATTCTAAATAAATTACTTAAAAAAAGATTATATTAAATATTATAGATATCATGTATAATATTAGTGAATTTACAAATATTAATACCAAAAAGAAAAAAGGAAAATATTTATATTGTTGTAATTGTGGTAAATATGGTCATCAATACAAAGAATGTAAGAAACCGACTACTAGTTATGGTATAATAGCTATATCAATTTCATCAGATAATTTTGATATAATAAAAAAAGTTATAGATGATCAAAAAAATAATGATTTAAATATTGAAGTAATTGAAAATGATAAATATAATATAGTTAAAGAAAAAGGTATTCGTTATGAAAATAAAGATGATATGAAACTGTTTTGTAAATATAAAAATAATATACGATTTCTTATGATAAGAAGGAAACATACATTAGGATATATAGAATTTGTTAGAGGAAGATATAATATAGATGATATTGAAGGTATAGTATCATTATTTAAACAGATGATTCCAGAAGAAATTCAGAGAATTAAAAAATCTACTTTTGATGATTTATGGAATGAATTATGGGCAAATAATAAGAATAAAATAAATCATAAAAATGAATATACACAATCAAAACAAAAATTTGAAAAATTATCTAATAATGATTTACATGATACATTACTAAATCTTAATTTTTATATAGAAAATGTAATTCCAGCTTGGAATTATGCTGAATGGGGATTTCCAAAGGGTAGAAGAAATATACAAGAAGCAGATTTAGATTGTGCAATAAGAGAATTTAAAGAAGAATCTGGTTTTGATGATAGTGAATTTATACTTTTAGATAAAATAATGCCATTAGATGAAACATTTATTGGAACTAATGGAATACAATATAAACATATTTATTATTTAGCAGTATCTACTACAAATAGAATGCCAACAATAGATCCAAATGAAAAAAATCAGGCAGATGAAATTGGTGATATTAAATGGTTTACCTATGAAGAAGCAATGGATGTAATTCGTCCGCATCATAAATCTAGAAAACAATTATTAACTATGACCTATATTCATATTATAAATACAATAATAAGTACGAATTTATAATGTAATAATATAATATATCTAAAATGAAAGATAATAAAATATTATTTGATTTAATAAAAAATAAAAAAACAAAAGAATTTATTGAATTTCTAAAAAATAATGAAGAAATTGATGTTAGTATAAGAGATAGTAGTAATAATTATTTAATAAACTATGCAATTATACAAAATAATATAGACATAGTATCCATATTAATTCATAGAGGTTCTAAATTAGATATGACAGATCAAGATGGAAGATCAATTTTATTTATTCCAATAAAATATAATTATAATGATATTCTAAAACTTTTATTACATTTTAATAAAACAAATATTGGCATATCATTAGTTGATATGAAAGATAAAAATGGTCAAGTACCATTAATATATGCAATAAATTTTAAAAATAAAAAAGCAATAGAATATTTATTAGATAATGATTCAAATGTTAATTTAAAAGATAATAATAATTATAATGCATTACATCATGCAATTTATAGTCAAGATTTAGAAATATGTACGATGATAATAGCTAGAGATATTGATATTGAAGCTAGAATAGATACTGGTGAAACAGCAATTCATATTGCATGTAATTTTCAATTAGAATCTATAGTTAAGTTATTAATAGATAATAATATAGATATTAATAAAAAAGATTATGAACACGAATTTAGTCCATTACATTATGCTATTAATAATAATAATAAAGTAATAACTGAATATCTTATTATGAGTAATGTAAATCCAAATACACAAGATTTTTTAGGAAATACTGCATTACATTATACTATAATTGAAAGTTATTATGAATTATTAAATTTATTGATTAAATCAGAACATACAAAAAATGTGATAAATTATAATCTATTCAATTATGAAAATAAAATACCAATGCATTTATTATTAGAAAAATATAATAATAGACTAGATGAAATTATTAGGTTATTAATAAATGGTACTAATATGAATATCCAGGATATAAATGGAAATACACCATTACATTATTTATGTTTGTATAATAGTTGGCCAAATTTTAAAAATGAATTAAATATTAAAAAATTGAATATATTTATAATAAATGCTAAAAATAAGAGACCAGTAGATTTTATTCAAAAAAAAGATTTAGATAATTTTATGACATTAATAACCAATAGTTATCTTTATGTATTAAGAAATTATAATACATTATGGAAGGAAGATTGGGAAAATATGTGTAATAAAGAACTTTTTTTAGATAAACTTACTAAAAAAGAAAAGACTATAATTATAAAATATATTAAAAATATAGATATTCAAAATAAAAATCATGATTTATGTAAAAAAATAGTGAAAGATAGATTATATAAATTATATGATAATAATGATTCTACTTGTATTGATATATCATATCCTGTAAAGAAAAATAAGAAATGTATTAAATTGGATGAATTATCATCTTTAGAATATTGTAC